ACTTGAACCTACGATAGCCGAATTATGAGTTCGGTGCCTTAACCAACTTGGCTACTGGTGCTTAGCCAGTCTATATATTAAAAAAAAGAAATAGCGCAATAACACCAAGACAGATAAGAAGAAACTTAACCTTTTTAGTCTTTGGCCATTCATCTGGTACATTTACGTTATTCATATTTTCTCCAAGTATCTTTAGTCTTTATCTAATCAATAATCCAAAAAATGTTCCAAGCAAAAAACATAAAATTCCAATAGTAGAATGATAATATGTTTTCATGTGCTGCTTAATAATATAACGCTTTAGTTCTTTTGATATTTTATTTAATTCGTCTTGATCTACCATGATATCTCCAAACTTATTTAGCAACTTGTTGTAAAGCACCAAGGATAATCTGTTCTCTTATAAACTTTTGCTTACGTTCAAACTTAGAGAGATAAGGCTTAGCCTGTATTCTTTTCTTGTTCTTTGTTGCTCTCTTAATCTTATGCTGAGAGGCCTTGTTGTTAGATTTTCTCATTTTGATCCCTGGCTTTCTGCTACTTTGTCACAAGGACAAATAATTGACTCTGGAAGTTCGTGAACCTTGGTTACAATAGTAATCATAGTCTCACACTCAATGCATTTATAAATCTTCTTAACTCGTTTGCTCATAAACTAATCATACCATATTGAGATATTTGTGTCAAGATTTGTCTCCATCCCATGTACCTATCTTAGTAGTAGGTATTCCATAATTTTCCCATAACATAATTACATTAGGGTTATCATCTACTGCATGGACAACATTCCAATGATTCTTAATTTTAAGTAAGATATCTTTTTTAACTTGATAGTCTGGCCTGTTGTCATCATCACTACGCATATACAATGCGTGATGACCAATATCATTTTTGGCAAGCCAATAAGAGGTCAGTCCACGCCATTTTTCTTTTCTTGAGGTAACAATAATAACATGCATCTGATCAAAGAAAGCATGATTTAACATTTCTACTACTTCTATATTTGGCAGGGCATCTATAGAAGCCTCATGAAAAGCCTCATAGTCCCTATTAGAGCCACGAACATGGTGAAGGTAGGGATCTACATTGGCCAATGTTCCATCTACGTCAAAGATGTATGCTGGCGTTTTAATTTTGATCAACTCTATAAGTCATAACAAAGTAGCAAGCAGCATACCCAACTATAAACGCTGGAATTAAAAAGAAAATGCTTATCATTCGAAGTCTACCTGCCTTTCAAACCACTGAGTCATATAATTATCCAATCCTCTTGCAATTTTTGCTGCTTCTGTACGCATACCTAAAGCATTTGTAATTGATGTCTCAATAGGTATTGCCTCTATAGCCCTTGCTATTTCTTCTCGTAATGTCATATCATCTATACTCATATATAAAGTATACACCAGACAAACCCTTGTTGTCAACCTGCGATGGTATAATATATTGTGGACACAATATTTATCTCAATTGCAGCCTGTAAAGAAGAGTTTTTGGTACAGACCATAAAAAGTGCTATAGCAAATGCAAAAAATCCAGAACTATTGTATTTTGGCATAAGCAATATGGTAATAGATCCAGAAGATTTTTTATCTGATCCTATTTTTGATATGCCAAACATAAATTATATAGATATAAAACATAAAGAGCCTCTGGGGACTGGATTTGGAAGAATGACTGCCTCATTAATGATTGATAGAGAGCACAAATATCTTTTACAGGTAGATGCACACAATATTTTTGAAAAAAACTGGGATGAAACAGTAAAAGAATACCACACTAAACTATTAGAGATATGTGAAAAACCAATAATAACAACATGCCCTATGAGATGGGTAGAAGGACCAAACAATGAAGTGCTACTGTTTGATCAAAAGTCTAAAGAGGTAGATCCATACGACTTTGAGACTACATATACGAACCCATCGATAGAAATAAAGGTTATAAATAATAGGAATCATAAAAATAAAATAATAAAATATGCTTATGTAGAGGCTGTGGGATATGATTGGAAAGATTCTGAATGGTACACAGAACATAGTCTTATATTTGCATCTTTCCTATTTACAGACTTTTCGTATGTTCGTGAAATTTTACACGACCCTCTAAATCCTTGGGATGGAGATCAAACCAACATGTCATTTAGGGCTGGGACTAGAGGATACAGAATGTTTTCGGTTAAAAAATGTTTTGTTTGGACAAAAGACAAAGTTAGAAGAGGATCACTAATCTCTAAAGATGACTGGAGAAGAAAAGAATGTAAGGCTATAAGAAGTTTTTATATTCCTTTTGCACCATATTTTCAATCAAAAATGTTTAGCGGGGAATACTTGGGATATTGGGGCGCCCCAACAGTTGAATCAATAAAACAATACAACGAAAGACTTGGAATGGACCTGTCTGAGTTTTTTACAGAGACTACTTTATAATATCTGCGACTTGATCTGAACTTGGATAATGAGTAATTAATCCATCAGCGGAGACTAAGAATTTTTCAAAGTTCCAGCCAATGTTTGTAACTCCAACACTTTCCTTTAAATACTTATAGACTGGGTGTGCGTTAGGACCATTAACCTCTACCTTTTGAGAGATGGGAAATGTTATTCCATATATATTTGTACAGAATGTTTTAATTTCTTCTGTTGTTCCTGGCTCTTGGTTACCAAACTGATTACATGGAAAACCAATTACAACTACTGAATCACTTTGAATCTTTTGTAGGTCTTCGTACTGCTTTGTATATCCGCACTGGCTTGCAGTGTTAACTATTAGTATGTTCTTTCCATTAAAACTTTCTAGTTTTATTTCATTACCAGCGTTGTCAGTAAATGACAAATCGTATATACTCATATGAGTGTTCTTCTTTCTATTAGTTGGATAAAACTAGGTTAGGGTTAATGCGTGATCTTTCGCCAGCCATAAGTCTTTCGATATGGTCACGAATAACAGCATTTTCTTCATTGAAGATATACTCAGATCTATCTGGACCCATCTTAGCATCAATTCCTTGTGCTGCAAGATCTTCCTTAAGAGTACGCTCTACATCCCAGTTTAGAGTTGTAGCAGGATAGTGCTTAACTACATAGCCATCTTTGTCAATTAGATACTTTTCAAAGTTAGCGTTCATCATGAATCCACCATCGTGTTGATTTAAATAGCGTGATTCGTAATCTGTTTTTTCTACTAATCCATTTTCTGCTTTATCATTTTGTAAAGCAACAATCTGACGAGAAATTTCTAAATAGAGTTCATGTCTTTCACCAAATGGTTGACCATTTCCGTTAAGTCCTGGACCCTTACCAAGCCATGGTGCTTCCAATGGAATATCTGCTGGATTAGATGTAATCATTTCTGAGAATGGGAATGTAACACCATAAACATCTTCTCCGTACAACTTTGAATCCATTCCACAAGTAATGCCTTTTGACCACTTACCTTTTGTGATGCTTGGACCACAGAAGTCATTAGTAGGAATTGCTACGACAGTAAAGTCTTCTCCAGCCATGTCTTCTTGAATCCACTGAATGGACTCCATTTGACCAGCGTTACCACAACCTACAGTCGTGTTGATGAGCAAAACTGCTTTGCCCTTGAATTGTTCTAAAAAGTTTGGAGTGCCTTCAGCAGAGTCCAACTGAATGTCATATATAGATTTCATGTTTATATTATAACACTCTTTTAACAGTCATCTTTAGTGCTAACTGGAGCCTTTTCAGGGTCTACAAAAGAGTTTCCGTATAGGGTATGTCTTGAGTTTGGGCCAAGCACTTTATTTACTCTATGCTTATACTTTTCTCCACCAGGAATTACTGCAAGCATGCCAGCCTTTGGCTTCATCTTAATTGGAACATTACCAAATTCTAATTCTCCACCCTCAAAATCATCGTTAAGATAAAGACTAAAGGATGCAAGAATATTGCTCTCTAGTCCTGGATCTTGATGCCAGTACATAGCAAAATCAATATCGTTTTCATTGATTCTGTATTCTTCTAATATATCTTTGTTTAAGTTTAGAGCAATCTCTTCATCTGTCATGTATTTAAATGTTTGAAGTGTTGCATGCCTCTTATATCCCTTTGGAAGCACAGACTCAAGTCTATCCCAAACGCCATCCTTCTTAGTAAAAACTGGTAAGTCTATGTTTTCTGATGTCTCATTAGGGAACTCGATGTTCCCATTATCATCGTACCGTGGCACAACATTTAAAAACTTGTTAAGAATGTTTTTGTATGGTGATCTCATGGTTGGATACCATCCCAACTCATCATCGGTCTGAGTCTTAAACCAATCCAACTCTTCTTGTGTTAGAAAATCTTCAATAATCCATACTTGCTTATCATCATCTAAATATATTTTTTCCATAGCCCTATGATACCATATTCTTATTCCAGACTACCTTTAAAAACTTGTTCCAAGAACCTTTTTCAGACTCTAATTCTTTCCAATGTCTATATGATTTAATATATACAACAGAATACGCAATTGCAGCAAATATAAAGCCATACTGCTTAGTGCTTACTGCATAATATATCCACATGGCCTCATTGAATGTAGCCCAGATCCATGCCCATATTTGTTTTCTGCCAATAAAATATATTGCAGCAACACCGCTTAGCGCAAGCACCCATGATGCATAGTCATTAATCCATTGTTCCATGTCTTATCCTTTAGTCTGGCAAATTGTTTGACTGTCTACCCTTGGTTTTTACCCAAGTGCCTATCTTATTGATGTTAACTTTTTCTCTTAATACTTCTGCAAAGTCTGTGCTTATTTCAGACCCAAGATACTCTTCGCCTGTTTCTAAGTCAGTTAGTTTCCATTTTCCAGGGGCCTTAGTGTGAATAATTAAATCAACTGGCTTATCAAAAGAATCAACCTCTGATCCATCTTTGAGTGTCCTTATGTTCATTTACGATACAAGACCCATAGACAGATGTCCAAAGCACACATCAGCAACTATATAGTCAGTATGATTAACTACTATATCAAAATGTGTGGCTTCCTTTTCACAAAAAAAGCATTTGGACTTATTCATATATTGATTATATCATATTGAAACTATTTATGATCAGACCTTATGTGCCTAGACATAGACTCATTAGCCATAATTCCCCAGCGTAAATCCCATTCTTTTTTGCAAACGGTACAGATAAGAGTTCTACTCATATACCATTATCCTCCATATACTTTAGACGTTCCTCTGTATCATCTACAGGTCCACCTTCGTTTTCCCAATATGCTTTACCAAACTCATCATAGTCATCCCAACCAGCACCATCTAAATCATCTTTCATTCCTTGAATATCAAGTTCATAGTATGTCCCCCACAACCTATAAGGTTTGTTAAGCACTACCCACATTTTTCCGTGGTACTTATAAAGCCAACCATTGTCACCATCTTCATCAAGACACATAGCCTTAAATAGATGATTACCAGCAAAGCCACCACAGAAATTACCTATGACTCTTAGTGGCCAGATCTTAGTCTTCTCTATCTTTGTCATATGATTCATCTTTAGGCACCCACACTTTCTTTCCATCTTTGTATACTGGCCAATAGCCAAGGCTACGCCAGTCCATCTGAGTTATCTTAGGTTCTTTTGGCATTAGTACACCAGATATGTCCATCGCTCATGGTTTGATGAGTGTTCCAAAACATAGGATCTTTATGTGATATACCACACTTTTGACACTCATTCTTTTTCTTCATATATCAAGTATACACCCATCAGCCCTAAATGTCAAAAAAGATGATATAATAATCTCATGGCAACACCACCAAATTTTGTAGGAGCATACTCTAATGGAGGGTATTACTCATTAGGTCAGATCATTCTTGCAGACGGAAACCCTTACGGAATTGCAGGAGCATATTACATCAGAAGCGGTAACCCAGGCAACCCAGGGTATCCACCAGGAGATACAGGATCATGGAGCATATATAGTATGCCTAAAGGTATAGACGGCGCTGGATCAGTAACTGGCTCTGGCAGCATTGCTTAATTTATAGTTGTTAATGCTATAATATATATATGCAATTAGAAAAAATAAAAATTATTAAAAATTTTTTAAGTGTAGACGATTCAAATAAAATAATTAACTACATAAATAGAAATGTTACTAATTCTGTGCCATGGATGAGCGATGGATCAACCCCTAATTTTGTATATTTGGAGAACAGGTTTTACAAAAGAAGGTTTGGCCAAGACGATGAAATGCGACAATACAAGCCAGAAAGATCAATTACAGCACTTGAAGAGATTGAGGGAATAATTAAAGATGCAGTCGATAGAGCAAAAGATAGTATAAAGGATCTGTATAGGGATGATGACCCTCATTATTTAACATCATTGTGGCTTGCCAAGCACTTAAAGGGCGATTTCCTCAGTTTTCATTCCGACTGCGGCGATGGATACCAACAGCATTTTGTTTATAGTTCAGTCCTATACTTAAACACGGTCAATGATGGCGGAGAGTTAGAGTTTCCTTCTTTTGATCTAAAAATAAAGCCAGTCACTGGTGACTTAGTATTATTCTTATCTAAGGGTGCTGATATGTTTCATAAAGTCAACATCACAAACGAAGAAAGATATACAATACCTATGTGGTTTACAAAAGATAAGTCAAGAGAGGTGCATTGGGAATGAAACCAATAGATCAAAACTATAGTGATAATCCTAAGACATGCTCAGGAAGTCCTAACGGAGGACATTCTGGTCAGTATGGGAAGATTGGTTTTTGTCCTTGTGGTGAGTATGTTGCTCATCAAGCAAACAAACCTTGTAGTGTTATAGAAAACAAAACTATTACAGAAACTCCTCAAGAGTCAAAGACTTGTCAATGTCGCACCGATCACTGTCCTTGCCGTAGGTTCTTGGCACACAGCGTATTCGAGCCTTGTACTGCAGTCGTCGAAAAATAGGTTTTAAAGTTCGGCGCAAAATAGAGGTTATCATACCTTCCTATGCCCTAAACGGGCACTATTGGTTAGTATCCCCCTAAGCACTCATTTCTTGTATGGAACAATCTAATCTTTGTCAAAATTTTGCGGGACGGACCAAAGAGATCTTCCCTACAGGTACTACACCTATAAGACCATTCACCGCTAAACCAATCATGTACATATCCTTTGGCATTGGCATATTTGTTGGCTACAAAGGTTTGGAATGGATCAGGTATTTCCATGTTAATCATGTTGTTGCTCCAATACTACGCATATAGGTTCTGTGTCTGTGACAATTAGCACAGATTAATTCGCACTTGGCTACTTCAGTAATAATCTCTTCCATAGTTTTATCTCTCATGCCTGTACTGCTAAGTGGAAAAGACTTTTCAAATTGGGGAAGATGATCGAAATCATATACATATGGAGGATACTCAATGCCACAGTCCAGACAAGACTTGCCTTCTTTAAGGTCATGCACATACTGGCGCTTTGTGCTTCTGCGAAGCCTTATCGCCTGCCGTCTGCGCTCCTTGTTGCGTTGGTGCCAAAGAGCCTTAAGGTGGGCAGTTCTCTCTTTTTGGTTCATATAACCATTATCTCAGAATTTGCGGGGGATGTCAAGAGAGGATCGTAATCTTTATTAGTAATATACTAAGTGTCTGATAGACAGGTAAGGCATACAAAAGGTTCATCATCTGGTTTGATATATAGTTGATCGCATTGGGTACAGGCTACCCTATAGCCCATAAACTTAGAATATGATGAATCTAATTTGTGCATTGGATTATTGTATCATAAAGTTATTTAAAAAA